ATGTCTGCGGCTACAAGTACGACCCTGCGTATGCTCTGAAGGAGCTTGACCCTATAGCCTACCGCTGCGGATTTCTGGACTGGCAGAATCAGGTTTACGACGAAAGAAAAGAAGAATACGTCTGGGATGTTGACAATCTCGACGAAGGTGATACCATTGACATAGAGGGCTTGACCGTCAAGTGCCTCTTTGAAGAAGAGGATGACGATAATGCCAACGAGAATGACGATGAAGGGAGTGAAAGACATGGCGGACATCTGGTATGCGATCATGCTTGACAAGGAAGATCAGGACTGGGGCACAGGCTCGTTCGATAAGCACGAGGCCATGGTGAGGGCAAGTGTCCTGCGTGATAGTGGTCACCCCGATGCCTATATCGCCGTCATCGACGACACGAATGACCCGGTGTGCATCGACGAGATTCACGATTTCTGATCGAAAGCCATGACTGAGCACTATGAGTACCCAGCAGTCTTGTTCTGCATGACCTGTAGACAGGACGTGAACGTGAAGATCGAAGAACGCACTGAACGCCTGACCTACCCAGAGGGCGAAATCGATGTTCCCTACATGGCGGCAATCTGTCCGCACTGTGGAAGCATCGTCTGTTCCCGTGACCTCGACAACGTCGTCATAGCTGACACGAAAGCAAGGTCGAAAAGAGCGCCATGAGCGCTCTTTTTTTGACCACATTTTGACCACGTCTTGACCACGCGAGGTGGTCAGTGACCACGTTTTGACCACCCGGCACTTGCCGCATTACGAATTACGTTCGCCAAGTGCGTTCTCGAAAAGTCCCAAAACGCAAAGAAAAACGAGCAGTTCGTTTGAATCGGACTGCTCGTAATTGGTCTGGGTGAGAAGACTTGAACTTCCGGCCTCCTGAACCCCATGCAGATAGCCAAAATTCGCAAAGTCGTTGGTATGACTGCGTTTTCTCATGCCCCGTCACTCTGTTTGACCACGTTTTGACCACCTGCTGCGTTTTTGGTGGTCAAAATGTCGTTGCTGATCCACGTATCTAAGTAATCGACAAGGGCAGAACGCGACTTGTTTTCCCGCTCTTCGGACAGGTGGGTGTATAGCTTCTGAGTCATAACGATATCGTCGTGACCCAGATAGTATTGCGCTGATTTGATGTCCACGCCAGCGTCGTAGAGGGCTGTCGCGTAGGTATGCCGCAAATCGTGTGCTCTCACCGAGAATATGACACGCGCCCTTCCATCTCCACCATGCTCAACGTCCTTGCGTCTCCCCTGCTGGATACAAGGCTCTCCATTGATGATTCTGGTCATCACATTGTTGAAGGTGTCCCAGCCGCGATTGAAGGCAGACTGCGACAGCCGCTTCCCATGCTGAGACAGGCATACAGGGCCTTTGCGCTTGTCCTTCGGCGTTTTGGCGAGAGCATCGTACAACGGCTGGCAGATCGGAATCTTCCGCAGACCAGCCTTTGTCTTTGTCTGACCTTTGACGATTGGCTGGTTCTTCCTGATGTTCGCTGCGGAGCTCACTGTCACGATGCGCTTGTCCATGTCAACGTTCTTCCAGTCAAGCGCGATCATCTCGCCTCGCCGGAGGCCGCAGAGCATCATGAGCATCGCCCAGATGCCAGCATTGTACGCTTGCCAGTTGTTCAGGATCAGATCGCACTCCCACTTGTCGAGCGCACGGTGAGAGCCTTGGGTCGTATCGTCCGGCAGCTCCAAGTCTTCTGAAGGATCGCTTGGTATAAGCCTGTTCTTGTACGCCTTGTGGAAGATGCGCTTGATAATCATGCGGTACTTGGTCGCTGAAGAACTGGACATGCCGGAATAGCTGTTGAGCGTCTTCACGAGATCGACCTCTCGCACAGCCTTGATAGGCAGTCTGCCTATGTCCTGCTTGAGCTTGTTGATGTAGTATCCATAGTTGTCCATGTCAGCCTTATAGACCGCAGACCACTGATCGATCCACTCAGAGACAGACTTTGAATTGCCCTCCGGCGACAAGCCAAGGAGGCGGTCACGTTTGTACGCATCGCGCTTCTTGACCGCCTCTGCTCTTGTTTTGCCATAGAACGTTATTCGGTTCGGAGAGCCGTCTTCTTTCCTGCCGTCAGTGTACGTGACCTGAACACGACCGTCCTTACGCAAGCCCTGTTGCTTGCGCTTTACTTTGTTGTCGTCCATTCTGGATGCTCCGTGCAAAGTTGAAGTGCTTGTCTATACATCTCGAAGTCAGAACGGCTGATGACCACCGTCGAATTACCGTTCGCCAGATCAACGATAACGCCATTGCCTTCGCTCGCGTCCAGAACATAGTCGAAGGCGTTCTCGGTAAAGTCGTACAGAGAAACGTGCTTCATCTCGTCGTCATCGGACTGCTCTGCATCCGCATCGTCCTCTGTGTCCTTGACATACCGCGCTTCAGTTAGCTGCAAGTCGAACTCGCGGCGGATGAACAGTTCTGCGCTTTTCGGACTCGTCAGATAGATACTGACAGGATGAATCGTGTCGAATAGCTCGTAGACCTCACGATACACGCCTTCCTGTCCCGGAAAGATTCGCTCATAAGGCGGAGCGCCAGGAACGGTTCTTTGAGCCGGGACGATGACAGTGTTGTCCTGATATGCCATGACATCAACGCCAGTCTCGAAGAACATGCTGAACTCAGCATGGCTGGTGTACTTGATCTCGACGTACAGATAGTCAGTGCCGTCATGCCGCTCAATCCAGTAGTCATCGACAGAGACGAAGAAGTTGCCTATCTTGTACTGATAACGTAGACGGCTTGGCTCGGCGTATGGCACAGCCAATGTCACTGTAGGAAGTAAGCATGAAATCACAATGATTGCCAAAACGCGCTTCATGACTCGAAGCCCTCCATACGCTGTTTCTGCTGGTAAGCAGCTCCAAGCACGACAGTCTTGCCCTCGTGATCGAGCGCGTCATAGATACGCACGACCTCCAATGCGTCCGGCGTAGGAGCAGGAAACTTGTCTTCGCGGTCGCACAGATAGTCGAGCGACACGTTGAAATAGTCGGCGATCTTGATGAGCTTCTCAACGCTCGGCTGAGAACGCCCGTTGGCCCAGTCACTGATGTTGCCTGAAGAAACGCCAATCGCCTTGGCGAGATCAGCCTTGTTCATATGGTGGTTCATCATGATGAGCTGGATCTTCTTGAACATGGTTTGCTACCTCCTGTTTATGTGCTTGAAAAGAATGATGTTGCCTGAAGTTCCCGTATTACGCTGACGCGATAGTTCCCATCCCCGCCTCAGACTCGACACGGCGCTGTTCTTGCAGGAGCACACCACGCACAGCATCCTTGCCGTCCTCGTCCAGAAGCCGATACTTGGACAACAGCCGCATCTCATCGCTCGTCATGGATGAGGCGACACGCGCGATCATGTCTGCATCCGTTTCGTTGCCCGTCACAAGATACTGAACCGAGACTCCAATGTACTCGCTGATCTGCTGTAGGTATCTGGCTGGCGGGTCCGAGTTACGCTGTTTCCACATGGTCATCTGACCTGTGCTGACACCGAGAATCTTGCCAAGAACGGCGGGAGACTTCCCCGGCTTCCTCTCGTCGAGTAAGGCGAACATACGCTCGCAGATAGTCATAATGCCTCCGAAAGATCACAATGTTGAGAATAGTCTCTTGACAATCTCACATTTTTGATGTATGATAATACCATCATCAATCCAATTATAACCTAACGGATTGACAGAATCAAGTGAAAGGAGCGCGTTAAGAATGAAAAACATCTGGCTCGAAGTGGATGAGCCTCGCAGGAGCTTCTTCAGGATAGCTCACAAAATGCTCGCAAGCATCGCGTTCTGTGCGAGGACTGGGAAGGTGTCTGAGCTGTACGCTCTCTACGGATCGTTCGTCAAGGCTTACAAGAAGCTCGACACTGTTCTCCGGCTGTACGACAGTAACGTCATCACTGTTTGCAACGGCATTGATGCTGCGCTGGCGATCTACTTCCCGTCAGACACCCGCTTCGACGAAATCTTTGCCAGTTAACGAAAGGAGTGAAATGATGGTCAACATCGGAAAGCGTGAGACGCTGTCTATCCGGCGTAGGCAGTCGCTCTTGTCCCAGATGGCTGTAGCCGCCAAGATTGGCGTAGCGCAGTCGCAGTATTCAAACATCGAGAACGGGTACGCGAACCCGACCGAAGAACAGGCACGGGTCCTGACTGAGATGTTCTCCCTGCCGGAAGGCTACTTCGCAGTCGAAGGAGCTGATGGCAATGGTGGCTAACAGGATTCACGAGTACCGCAGGAAGACGAACATGTCCCAGAGCGCGTTGTCCAGCTCGTTCCTGAACAACATCGGGCACACGGTGGTCAGCCTCGTCGAGAACGGACACGTCCTGCCGACACGCGATATGCTCAGGCAACTCTGCAAAGCCTTCGACTGCTCCCCCGATGACCTGTACTCCATGTCAGATCTTGACCTACTCGGTCATGGCGGTCTGACAAGCGACGACAACGAGACTGCCACGATCACTGTCACACCAGCCATGAGGATGGCATTGAAGGAGCTTGGGTACAACGACGTGTACGAGTGGATGAGAGAATCCGAGAGAATGCTTGTGCGCAACATGCACATACAGCGGATGAACCAAAGCGTCGTGCTCACGATTGATGCCCCTCCTATCAGCCAGACTGGAATTAAGAAGCCTGAAGTTATTGTAGACCAAGAACGGGGCGAGTAAAATGGCGGTATTCGCAGGAATAGACCTCAAGAAGTGGCGCAACGAGAAGAATATGAGCGCCGCAGACCTCGCTGAACGCATCAATTGTGACACGACAACGATCTACAGGTACGAGAGCGAAAAGATGAAGCCAGACCCAGACACCATGTACATGATCTGTGACGCTCTCGGCGACGTAGACAAATGGACGACTTGGATGAGAACGGAGTACCCACAGAGTTATGGACGAGTGCATCCCGAAACCGTTGAGTTCTCGCTGACTGGCGCGCTCATGTCCATGTACGCCGAGATAGCCGATGTGATCGACCTGCAAAGGGAAGTCATGCACGACGGCGCTGATGGAAGCATCAGCAACATTGAGCTGGCAAAGAATATCGGCAAGGAAGTCACCGATGTCATCATGAGTGCCCAGCGTGTGAAGTCACTGATCGAACAGGAAGTCAAGGCCAAGGAAACTGCAAACAAGGGGTGATACAGAATGGCTGCTCCAAAGCTGTTCCTGACAAGCAACGACATCGCGGACGTAACTGGCATGAGCGTCAGGTCAGCCCAGAATATGCTCTGCATGTTTGCCGACAAAGGTCAGGTAGTCCGTTGCGGAGACAGCAATCGGGGACGCATGGTAGACATCAATATCTTTGTGAAGTACCTCTGCGATCAGGACGGAGCCGACCCCAAGGAAAGAAAGAAGGACATCTTGGAATGCCTGAGAGAGATCGGAAGCCGACACACCGCCAAGGATGTCAGGTAGTCAAGCCCTGCACGACATCGCTATTTTTTCTGCCTTTACTGCGCGTCATAACGCGCAATTACCGCGATATTCCGTTTGACAATTATGTTATTTCAGTATAGAATAAAAGTACCAACTAAATCCATCCAGAAGGGAATGACCGAAATGACATTGACGTATGAAAAGATTAGCAAGGCAGAAGAAATGTTCGATTGCTACGATGATGCGATGGCTTGCATCCGGGAGGCGATCAGGACGCTCAGGAAGGCGACCGACCCCGCCGCTACGAATATCGCGGACGCGCTCTCCGACATCCTGCAAGAGGTCGAGGAAGAGAACGCCATCTACGAAGAGATCGTCAACGAAAGCGAGAAGATGGAGCGTCGGCAGATGGAGTATGACTATCGGAGGGCTGTTTCATGACCGAAGTACCAGAAACGAACGTAAGCTTTGACGAAGAGCGGCACATCTACACGCTCCGAGGCGTAAGGATGCCCTCTGTCACGCAGATCATGAAGCCACTGACCAGTCTAATCTATGACGGAGTCCCAAGCCCGGCCATGATGGTCGCCGCGAATCGCGGCACGCGAGTTCATGAGTCCTGCGAGAAGATCATCAAGTATGGCATCACGGAGTTCGACGAGGACACCGAGCCGTATGTCAAGGCGTTCCAAGACTTTGCTGACACGTTCCACCCGATCTGGATCGCGAGTGAGTACAGAACGTACCACAAGCAGCTCAGGTATGCCGGAACGATGGACGTGATGTGCTACGTGGAACCCGACGACGGCAACGGTGTTGACATCTTCGACATCAAGACGACCGCATCGTGGCACAGCATTCTGCTTGCAACCCAGCTCGCCGCCTACGAAGAGGCGCTCAAGTCCCACGGCATCAAGGTCAGAAACACGTATGGACTGCAACTGCAAAAGACTGGCAAATTCAGATTCGAGAAGGTGGAGAGCCAGTTCAAGGTCTTCCTGCATTGCCTCGGCGTGTACAACGCCGCCGCATATGAACTCACGTAAATCGAAGGAGGTAGAAACGCATGGCAAACGAACCGATGGAACTGACCGTGGAACAGCAACTGCAAACGTCTGGTAAACTGATGGTCAGCAAGGCCAACAGCATCACGATCACGACGAACGAGGACTACGAAGAGGCTGGTCGCTTCCTCGTCGAGATCAAGACCCGCATGAAGCAAGTCAAGGACTACTGGGCTGAACCGAAGAAACAGGCCGCTTCCGCGCACAAGATGATCTGCGACAAGGAGAAGCAGATGCTCACGCCCCTGAACACCGCCGAGGCCATGATTAAGAAGTCTATGGTCACGTATCAGGCGGCTGTAGAAAAGGCACGGCGCGAGGCTGAGGAAGCTGCACGGAAGCGTCAGCAGGAAGAAGCCGACCGTCTGCTCGCTGAAGCACTCAAGGCTGAGAGCAATGGCGATGACCAGACTGCCGCCATTAACATGGCGATGGCTCAGATGATCGATGACATGAAGCCCTCTCAGCAGTTCGACAAGCCTGTTGCCACTGGCACGAGCATCAGGAAGACTTGGAAGGCTGAGATTACCAATCCGAAGCTTGTCCCCGCCTACGTCAACGGCATTGAGGTCCGTGAGATCAAGATGTCCGCTCTGAATGAGCTTGCCAAGATGACCAACGGAACGCTCGAAATCCCTGGCGTTCGTTTCTATCAGGACAGTGTGCTTTTTGCTCGTACCTGATAAGCTCGTAAATACGCGCTCTCTGCGCGTCTGTATGTCAGGACAACTACTTCTTCATCCAAACACACAGAACGTCACCTACCAGGCGTTAATTCGTGTTACAACACGGTTTAGGAGGTAATGTATATGTCAGAGTACAATCCGACCGACTACGTCTACTCGAATCCGTATGCGATCGCCCCGGCACAGAATGTCACGATGAACGATCCGAACCGTCACGAGTCCGGCAATGCTCTTGCCGCAAACTCCGAAGCCCGTGCCGTTGCCGAAGTCAAGGCTCAGGTGCTGATGGCTCGCCAGTTCCCTCGTGACGGCTCTCTCGCCGCCGAGCGTATCATCAACGAGTGCAAGCGCCCGACCCTTGCCGAGGCCGCTGTCTACTCGTTCCCGCGTGGCAAGGAAACGATCACTGGCCCGTCGATCAGGCTGGCTGAAGTGCTGGCCCGGAACTGGGGCAACAACACGTTTGGCTATGAAGTCCTCGAACGCAAGCCGACCATGAACGGTCATGCTGGTTCGTCCGTCATCCGGGCGTATGCGTGGGACTTGGAGACGAACACGTACATCAGCCGTCAGTTCGAGGTTAAGCACTGGCGGCAGACAAGGAACGGCGGCTACCCGATCACGGAAGACCGCGACATCTATGAGCTTGAATCGAACATGGCCTCCCGCCGCATGAGGGCTTGCATCCTGCAAATGATCCCCGGCGACATCACTCAGGCTGCTGTTTCCGCTTGCCGTTTGACCGAGTCTTCCGGCCTGTCTGCCAAGATGGCTGACAAGAATGAACGCGCTAAGCTCGTCGCTGGTACGATCAAGGTGTACGAGAAGATGGGTGTACAGACCGCTGATCTCGAAGACATGCTCAAAGCCAAGGTGGACGACTGGACTGCGGATCATATGCTCCGGCTGAAGGAAGTCGTCAACGCTATCCGGGACAACGTCTCGACGATCGCCGACTACTTCCCGCATCTGGCTGGCAATGAGAAGGACACGCTCGTCACGAAGGAACAGGCCAAGGGCCTGATGGAAGCCGCAAAGGCTACTGGCAGACAGGGCGAGATCAGTGATGCCCTGAAGCAGCTCGGCATCGCCAAGTTTGCCGACACGCCCGCCATCAAGTACGATGAGGTCATGAAGCTCATCTGCTCGTTCGCCCAGAACGCCGCTAACGATGACACGGCTCAGATGCTCGAAGCTCCCATCGAAGAAAACAATGCGTAAAGAATCGAAGAAGCAGGATTGGCTGATTGCGGTCAATCCTGCTTCTCGTAAAGAAAGGACTTGAACCGAAATGTCTGTCGGCAAACGATATTACTGGCTC